CATTAGAAAACTACTTCTCCAATCGCATTTTAGATTGGACATTTTAGTTCCAATATACTTATGTCTATGCCTTTCAATGTATTCTTTTAGTTGTTGATTAACTCTCTTGTAATCAGGAACTGTGGTTGTGAATACAGGGCAAGGTCTTTCTACTTTTTGTACTTGAATTGGTTTTTTTGTTGGGGCATCTAGAGCACGACTCACGTTTCTAATATAAGATGGTGTGTTCACCTTTTACCTCCTCCCATTTGCTTTAGCATTTTTTGTAACTCGGTTGTGCTACCAACAAACATAGCATTGTTAGTAACGGAAGATGGACCTTTCTTCTGTTCAGCGTCTAGATCCTTCATCTTCTTGTGTAAGTCTTGTAGTTTCTCAGTCATGTCTGCAACGTGCTTCATTGCCGCTACAGCGACTTCATATGCTCTAGGGTGCCCAGACTCCTGTGCGACCTCTAAAGCGCCTCTGACTGCCTCCTGACCCTGATCTATGAGTGAGTATAACTCCCCACGGGTATACTCATAGTCTTTAGTGCGATCATCCTTATCCACTTTAGGTGGAACAGGTTTGCTGGGCTTGCTTTCTACAACCTCAGCATCAACACTAATGTTGAGCATTTCTTCCATGTTCTCTTCTAAACTCATAAGATGTTAAACCCACTATTGAATCCGAAGTCATCATCAGCAGTAACAAGAACATCGTCGTTTGCATCGACTTGACCATCCTGGTTGATGTCTGTCTTTGCTTTTGGAGTGTAGGTAAGTTCTGCTGCTCTGCGATTGACTTCCTGATCTCCAACAGTTTCGATAACCTTTGCCTTTCTGATGATGTCTGCTTTTCTGTAAGGACCGTAGAGATATGTCTTAGCAGAAAACTGTAGTGTGTATACAACCAATCTTCTGTTTAAGAAACTTTCATCCCATTCATCTTCTAGGTTTACAGAGTTGAGAGTAACAGATACATCTCTCTTCTCGTCCATGTCTGGAATCATCTTCAATGTGATATTGAATGATGGTTGGAAGAAGGGTAGAATCTGTTCTAAGATTTGTAGACCAGTGTCTTGGTCTTTTGATAGAATACCTAGTTCAAAGTTTAACGTATATGGAACAGGGAGATACTGTACTCGTACCTCGTTACCATTGTCCTCAATAACATTCTTATATTTTTGAACAGGACTTGTTTTCCTAGCAGAATCATATGAGATACCAGTCATCTCAAAATAAATTCTAGGCATTGTGATTGCTACCTTCTGCGTCGAAGGGTTTTCAAACAATCTATATAAAAACTTTTGCTTTGGTCCATACGCCAAAGCGACCTTTTCCGTTTCAATAACCTCGTTAGTTTCTGGATCCCTTGTCTTTACATCAATGTTATTGAAAAGAGTTCCAAAACCGATTACTGTTCTTCGGATGGTTTCGTTATAAAAGTGGGATCCTAACATCAGAAACTACCTGTAAAATTACCAAATTCACCGAAAGGATTACCTTCAGTCCAATCAATCAACTCATCTGCTCCATCTTCAATCGCTTTGTTCTGATCATAGTTGGAGTTAGAATTATCAATAGAACTGAACGATCCTAATGTATATAGGGCACCAGAAATAGTACCTCTTATGAGGTCACCATCACGGAAATCTCCAGACTTGTTCATCAACTCTAAAGTCAGATCACTACCATTCCAACCACCAACTTCACCAATACTATCTGTAGCTAGATCATATAGTTTTGCTCTCTGACCACTAGTGTCTGTAGTTTCATATGCATTGATAACATATCTATTATTAGTAGAGTCATAGTAGAAGTGACCCTTGGTTGTAGTTGCTGTAGTTCCGTTGTAGGTATAACGATATCTTAACCTTTGATCTTCAAAGTCCCAGTAGAAATACTTGACTTGAGTTGTGGTAGCAAATACAGGATCAAAGGATGCACTGTGATCTACGTAGATCTTACCTGATCCATCAGAAGACCAAGATCTGTTACCACCCTGATCATTGAAGTTTCCTGCTACGATATGCTCTCTTGCTTGGAAATCTACTGGGTTCTGTGGTCCATCAATGGTAACTGTAGGTGGTGTAGTATATCCACTACCAGCATCTGTAATAGTGATAGCATTGACTGCACCATTGTAGATAGTCGCTGTACCAGTTGCTTGTGTACCGCCTGAAGGTGGAGCTGATAGTGTTACATTAGGAGCAGATCTATACCCAGAACCACCACCAGAAATAGGAATATTATTTACTGTTCCATTATCTAAAGTAGTTGTAGCAGTTGCTGTAGATCTTAGATCACTGAGGTTCAGCGTAGTCATTACAGAATGATCTAGTTCGATAGCATCAATCTCTTCAATACCAGTATCAAACTCATCACTACCCTGTTCATAGATCTCAGCAGTGATCTCATAAAAATAGTTTTTGCCTAACTGATAGAATGGTTGCTCTCTTTCAACGAACTTAATTTCGTATGCATTACCAGTCAGAGGATAGTAAATAAGATCCCCTTCGTTAGGTCTTTGTGTAATAGTAAGATTCAAAGCAGGAACTAGAGACTGTTCCCATCTTCTTCTTGATAAGATAAACTTAATCTCGTCACTAATTCTTACACCAAACTTACTGATGAAATCTACAGGAGATCCAAATCCTTCGACATTGACCAGTAGCATTTCAATCATATAAGATTGATTGAACTCTGAGTATATGACTTCACCTAAAGTCTTATCCCTTAGCATAGTTCTAGGGATATAAAAGACATCGGTGCCGAACAATTTGATTTGCTCGTCAACTAAGTCTTGTACTAGATTCTGTTCAGTGGTATTACCACCGTGCTGAGGAAAATAAACTTTTTTCATCCGATCATATCAAGCGGTGGTAACTCGTATGTGCTGGAAGAAGCGTCCATTAATGCTTGGATTTCATTCAAAGCATCTTCATACAATTGTCTTCCGTTCATGGATACTCCACCTGGGAGTTGAACGCCATTGAACTTGATCAAGTTTTGTCCCCACTGTCTCTTAATTAGAGCAGTAGCATATTTTTTGACGAACTGATCATTATAGACTTCTGTAAATGTAGTGGGATCTAAAGCTCTATAACACTCGATTAGTAACCACTGATCTTCTGTTACTCTTTCTGGGTCGATATCAATATACAGACGATCTTGTCTACAGTTAAATCTGTAACCAACCAATGAACCTGTATTGATAATCATATCAATAGTTTCAAAGTGTTGCTTTACCATGTAGTAGTTGACCATATCAACACCACCAAAAGCAAGACCTGTTCCTGATGTGTAAGAAAACAAATCCATCAAATAGTATTGGTTGTTAAGACCAAACAAACTATTTCTTACAAAGTTTGAACTGATACCATATACTTTTGTGATACCAAATACATGCTCTGGAATCTCTAAGTAGTTCTTTCTATTCTCCCATGTTGCTGCATCTGGAGCAGCAGTAGTAGCGGTTTCATTTGCTGTTGTAAATCTTGTTACATCATCCGCAGTAAACTCGTGCTTGAGATACATTCTCTCAGCACCATTAAAGTGCCTCTCTCTAAAATACTGTAAAGCATCATCAATTGCGTCATCAATCTGATCATCATCTAGATTAATTTCAAGTACAGGAGCACCTAACTGTCTTAGACAGTAGTCTCTCAGTTCTTGTCTGCTGGATGGTTGAGCCACAAAAAAATACCCCTAGTCTCCTAGAGGTATTTAGCTTATTGAGCTTCTACTTCATGTAAGAACCAATGTCTCGCTGCAGCAATCGTATCAAAGATACGTTTCTGATCTTGGAATTCACAGTACCAAGTAATTCCTCCATCTTTTCCTTCAGGAATTCTATCTACCAAAAGTTGGTTATCAGATAGTGTATGCATTGCTTCTAACTCTTGTTCAGTATCAGCAGTAAGCATTGCATCAATTACCATGTTGTACTTATGGGGATCCCATTTCTGCTCAATTTCTTGAATGACTTCGTACATTGGAAGTTCATCGATAGACTTACCATACCCCTCTCTATCGATCTCGATGACCTTTCCTTCTTCCCATCCTGGTTCACCACGGCGAAGAGCTTCTAGTTCTTCACCTACGGCAAAGCGATGTTCAATGTCCATGTCCATCTCAGAGATGTCCAAACCCCCCTGTCCAGATGGGTTTTCCGTAATATCACTCATTTTATGTTAGGATAAATAACGACAGTATAACATATTTATCTGTTGCGAGTTGATGAGTTATACTGTATAATGTCTGTATTACCGAATAGAAAAAAATGAGTATCAAAGCACTTGTGTTAGAGGGTGGCGAGACTGTTATCGCTGATGTACAAGAAGTACATGATAAAGAGAAGCAAGAATTTCTTGGTTACCGAGTAAGCAATCCATACATCGCAGAAATGGAATGGTCTGAAGTTCCATCTGCTCCTATAGAAGGAACATCTCTTAGTGGTGATGCTCAGTCTGCTGAAGTGAAATTTAGTTACTGGGGACCTCTTGCTGCGACAAGGGAATTTGATTTTGTTAAAGATTATGTTCGTGTTATCTATGAAGCACATCCAGATACTATTCAACTATACATGTCTGTTTTAGCACACCACCAAGAACATTTTGTTAACGAAGCAAATGTAGAAACCTCTAAGACAGTTGTTACTATGCTTCCTGAAGAGGGTGCAGAAGGTGCATCTGCAAATAATGATCCATCCCAATCTTTTGATTCCTGATGACTGAAATTATTATTGATACTGGTCTTAAAGACAAGATCCTCCAAGTAAATTGGGAAGATGTATGTGGTAGTATTACTTCTACCCAAGACATTCAAGACTACGGTGATTATGCAATCATCGATGATTTTATTGAAAAGATTGATGATCTATCATTAGCTATATCTAGATATCCATCTGATTCAAGATCTCTGGAAGTAGAAGCAGCACATAAAGAATTTGGTGAACTAGAAAGGGGATATAAATTTCCTGGTATTGAACAACTATTACCATCGACATATTTAAATCCTATCATCTTCGCATGTTACAAAGCTTTTGTTGAATGTGAATTCATTCCTCATGATTTAGATTCAAATGTTACTGAAGAAGGTAAGATTAAATTCATGCAGAAACTTCCTAGTATTTCTGTTGTAAAGGGAACCCTTCTACATGAAGGTATGATTATCAATAAAAATGCTGAGGTTCCTGGACTTGGAAACTTTGACTACCAAGCAACTCTATTTCTCACAGAACCTCCAGTAGGAAGTGGAATTGGATTGTATGATGTATGTCTTGGTGATCAGCGTTGTTCTGGTATCGAAGATTTGATGGATATCGAAGATAACGATTTGAGAAATGAATTTGCTAAGTGGTTGAATGATAATGCTACTTGCAAATCAGAGACGATTGAATACCAAAACTACAAAGAGAATGATGTATTCCAACAAACTAGATTTATTGAAGCAAGGAAAAATCGTTTAATCCTTCATAAGGGAACAAACTTTTTCCGTTATGAATATGAAGGTACGGGTGATATGTATATGCTATCCATCTATATGAATCAACCACCTAAGAGCAAAGAACTTGATGGTAACGAAATTGAACAAGATGACAACTATTGATGTACCAGAGATTAATCTAGAGGATTTCTCCACATATTCAACTAGAGATATCATGGATATCTGTAAATTCAATCCTATAGAAGAGATTGAAGTTGATATTGGTAGTGTTGAAGGACTCAGATATTTTAAAGCAAGAAATCTTCTCAAAGATCCTCTAGCTCTAAGACAATTTCTACGTCAATTTCCTGCTGAAAATAGAGAAAAAAGTTCAGAGGAAGGAATGTCTTTTAGTGGTAGCTCA